CACATGATGCAACCAATGGCTCCGCTTGCAGCACCCGAGCCAGTAAAACCGCCAGAGAGTTTGGAGAAAAAAGCCGGGAATATGGTGGTAGATACTGCATTGAATAAAGGCATTGATGAAGCGTTTACTGTAGGGTTAGGATCAGGCGCAACCGCAGGACAAGGTCTTGGCGCTGCTATGGGCGCAGCAGGTCCATATGCTTTAGCAGCTATGGCAGCTGGAAAATTGTTTGGATTGTATAGTAGTGGTGGTCATGTCGGTCCACTGTATGCTTCAAGAGGCCGTAAAGCAGTTGAAGGTGAATCAATAGAAGATCAATTAATGCCTTATTTTATGGATAAGTATATAGAAGAGCAAGACAAAATTAAAGATGAAATTGAACAAAGCAGATACAAATACGCTGGTGGAACTAAGGCTCCTGTAGGACAACAAATGATGCAAGGAAGCAGTCCTGATAATTCTTTTGCAGGTCCAATTTCAAAATTAAAATTACAAGATGCCGAAGGTAATGTAAAAGAAACTACTTATGGTAGGTAGGAGAGTATTATGGTAAACCCTATAAGACTTAATATGGATACGAACACAGCTTTTGTATCCGACCCTTTAAGTGGAAATAAAAGGTATATGCGTTCTGGTGCTGGCTTCAGAGGAAATGCTGTATCTTATTTACCTTTTGCTCAGCAAGGTTCTTATACCTATGCACCCTATAGATATGAATCTCCAGCTGTAGAAGAAGTTCCTCCAATGGCTATTCCAGACGGTGATGATAAAAACACTAGTCAGTATGGCCCTTACGGAACAACAGACAGACAACAACGAAATGTTGCAGGTAGTTTTGGGTATCAACAGCAAGATCCCAATGTAATGATTTCTATGCTAAATGCACTTAACCCAACCCCGTTTAAAATGGAAGATCCTAAGTATGGACTTCCGGGAACGTATGGTCCTGATGGAAATATTTTTGCAACAAATGAAAGATCTTATGATCCAATAACAGGCGCTCCGAAAGGCTTTAAAGACTTGGGAACAGTGTACGATACTTTCCTTAATCCAGAAACTAATAACTGGAGTAAGATGAATAAGGTTCAGAGGTATAATAAGGATACTGAGGAATTTGAACAACTTCCTTTTCTTGATAGACTACTTGGATCGCCTGAAGCTTCAGTGTATACTGAGATTGGTGGTGTACCTCGACTTGAAAGAATGGAGGGTATAAATCCAGCTACAGAAAATTATGGTCTTAGAAATACATATGCAGCCCTCTATAACAATACATACGGTTATGGTACTCCGGGCGCGGCAAGACCAGATCAACGAACTCAAGATATAGGAAGAATGTTTGGAACTCATATGGATGGCTCGGGCAATCTAGTAGAAACAAGCCCTAGGTTAACCTATGATCATCTTGGAATAAATAAAAATTCAATTGGTGGACTCACTGATAAACCGACAGGGGTATTAGGTTATACTCCCGGAGATGCATTCATTGATCCTAATAATGATCGTCCATATATAATAGCTAAAGATGGTTCTGTAGTAGGCAGTGATGGAACTAAATTTAGTTGGACAAATCCTGTTACTCAAGAAAAAACAAATTTATTTAATCGTGTAGATCCTGACGATCCTTCTAAAGGGGTCACATCAAAGGGTTCTAACATAAACCTAGCTCATGCAACACATAGCATTATGCCATCAACTGATTACTTCCAAGATTTTCAGGTCACTCCAGAAGGGGTTAAGACTCAAGATGGTTTTACTGTTGATTATGATCCTGGGTTTACTGTTGATAGTAAAGGTAATGTAGTGATGGGTGGTCAAACAAATCCATATGACCCCGGTTCAGTAATAGGAACTGATAATCCGTACGGAAATGATTATGTACCAAGAGAGGTAGCCACTGGGGACGAGTATGTTGATAATTGGAGTTCACCGCCTACCGAATCACCTAGTAGTAGTTCAACTGATAGTTGGTCTAATCATTGGGATGACACTGGACAAGACCATACACCTAGTACTAGCACTAGCGCCTCGGTAAATGATGACCCTGCTGCTGACGAATCAACTAGTAGTAGTTCCAGCGATCACGCTGCTGTTCATGGTGGCGATTGGGGAGATTGGGGAACTATGCATTCAAAAGGCGGCAGGATACCTAGTATACAAGCAGGAGGTAAGTAATGAATATTAAAAAGATGACGAGAAAGGATCGCCACGGTGGTATGTTCTCGATCGAATTTGATACTCCAGAAGTACCTCAGATGGATCATCCGGGGGAACCTCGTGGTACAGACACTCATCCAGCATGGCTTACTCCGGGAGAGAATGTAGTCAATGCAGAAGCTTCGCGCAAGTATCAGCCAGTTATCGATGCCATGAATGAAGAAGGACGCATGATGCAAGAAGCTCAAGGTGGCCCTATCCCTACATATGCATCAAATAATGAACAGGTTGGAAAAAACACTGGTAATTATACACAATATGGGAGACCTATTTTCCGCACTGACGAAGGTAAATATGTATCTGAAAGAGGTAGATCAATTCCTATAATGGATATGCCAATAGGTTTAGGTCAAATTTATAATATACCTTCTATTCAGAATGGAGTTGAACGTAATGAAGATTATTTAAGAAAAGGTATTCGTGATGGTTCATTAGAACCTACAGGTATTTTTAATTCTCTTCCTGAAGCTATTGAAAATTCTATAGAACATAGTAAGTCAATAAGGCCGCTTGAACGGTTTAGTGGTGGACCTGTTCCTACATATGCAGCTGGCGGTAGCCGACCTCAAGAAGGAAAAGATTTTTGGTGGGATGGACGTACATACCGACCACATGGTATGCGAAAAAGATCGCCTGATATGTTCTCTTGGGAAGCGTTAAAGCAAGCGGCTGGTGGAGCTACAGATGCGGTGGGTGGTATACCTGAATATCTTTCAAATGTAGATTGGACTCCTTGGAATTCAGGAGGAGCTAAAGTTCCTTCTTATCATTCAGACGGGTATAGAATTCCTAAGATTAAAGCAGCTCCACGACCCGAAGTAAATCTGACGGTTCATAAAACGGAAACACCAACATCATGGTCAGTTCAGGAGAATGTTCCTGCAACAACTATTCATGATGGTAGTGAGGAGTCCCTAATACCTCCTATCAGTCCTTCTAGAGTCATTGAGGAGCCTATGCCTGTACGTAGACCGCCTGAGATGCCACCTCTTTTACCTGAAGGAGATGTAAGAATACCTACAGGTGAAAAGGATTCTTCAGTTTATGATTTGTTAGAGCCACCTGTAGTTATGGATGATAGGTCTGATAGCAGTATGGCATTACCAGTACCTTTAAGCGCATATGCAAATACAGATCGTGCAAACGAAATCCCAAGATATTTATCTCATCCCTCTTATGAAATGAAAACAAATGATCTAATGGGGTATCTTGTAAGCAAAGGATTATCTCCCGAGCAAGCAGCTGGAATTGTTGGTAATTTTGCGCACGAAACAGGATCGTATGTACCTAATAAAACCTTCTCTGGGAATACAATAAAAGATACTATTGACTTTGGTACATTTCAAAAGGGTGGCCCGGGAAGAGGTGCGGCTCAATGGGGCGGTGCTTCAGTGACTTTGTCAAGAGCCGAACATCCTAAAGAAGGTCCAACGAAAATAGTTAATGGAATTAAATTTCGTTGGGATCCAAAAGCTAATGTGGACAATAAAGGTGCTTACGTCTACGATCGTTTTGCTAACTTAAAAGAATTTGCAGAAAGTCAAGATCGTGAATGGCGTGATCCTTTAATACAACTTGAGTTCATGATGCAAGAGCCTGAATGGGCAGAATTAACAAAGAATAAAAAATGGAAAGGAGCAGATACTCCGCAACTAGCTTCTCAAATATTTCAAGATATATTTGAAAGAGCAGGAGCTACAGCGTATGGAAAACGTAATGTGTTTGCAGATCAAGTAATGGAAAATTATAAATATAGATCAGGTGGTGGAAAGATACCTAGCTACTACTCAAGCGGAGGTCAAGTACCTCAGTATTATGCTAGTGGTAGTGGCTCTTGGTGGGATCCTCGGTCTTGGTTTGGAAGCAGTCAGCCTTCTACTTCAACAAATCCAGTAGTGTCTGCGCCTGCAGCAGGTCATTCACAAGCTCATAATATGCCTGTCATTGCTTCGAATAATCAAGCAGTGCCTCCCGTTGTTCAGACACCACCAAAGCCTGTCGGAGAAGACCAAGGTGAATACGGTGTTCATGATACTATTGTTCGCAATGGCGTTCCTTATGTTTGGAATGAAGAAAAAGAGGAGTATGTAGACGCAGAAGACCGAGAGTATACACGCGGATTCGGTGAGTTTTTAGGTGATGCAGGTAGAAACATTGGTGATTATTTTACAGCGCCAACTTCAAACCCTAATTACGGACCAAAAGAAGGCGAAATACTAGTTGGTGAAAGACCAGACGGTTATCCAGTTTATAAAACTCCAGATGGTAAATTTGTAGCTATGATGGGGCCAAATGGAAAACGTTTAGGTTTAAGTTCTTGGGATGGTTCAGAAGATGAAATTATATTTAATGAGCCAGCTGGTAGAACAGCAGTACCACCTAAACTTAAACCTGAAGATAAATTAGTACCTCTTCCGGGAGTTAGTAAGACTAAACAAGATACCGATGGGGTATCTGAAGAGCAGGTAGAAAAAGAAGGTGATAAAGGTAAAACAGACGATCCTGCAGGTTGGGAAGCAGCATATGGTTGGGTTAAAAGTAATTTCGGTCATATGTTTGATAAAAAGCTTCTTGCTCGAATGGCAACATTATATTTAGGTAGCCGTATCTTAGGCTATGAACACTTAGACTCTGCTCGTTATGCAGCTAAAGATTATTTAGATGAACTAGATTCGCAAGGACAATCAGGTTTTGTAAAGCGAGGAGGTAAAGTATACCACAGAAAGTTAGGTGTATTACCAACTTATATAGCAGGAGATAAGCGAGAGTATGTAAATGTTAACGGTACGCCTTATAGATTAGATGATCCTCAAATTGTTCCGTATCTTGAAGATTATCAAGCGTCACTTCATGATCTTACAGAGATAAGGAAAGAGTTTAGGACTACTGGAAAAACTTATTTAGATGGTGTAAACCAGCCAATTGAGAAAGAAGTAGATCAAGTTCCTGACCGTTTAAATCTTACAATTTCTGATGAAGCCGCTTCGCTCTATAATAAAGAGAAGAAAAGATTTGGCGGATTGAGCGCACCATTGCGTGAGGATGTAATAAGAAACCTTAATCTTGCACAAGACGAATATTATAGAGACTATGCAAGATGGATCAGAGACGGCAGGGAAGATGGTCTTGAACCTAAGTCATTAGAGGTTTACTACCAAAAGAGAAAGATAGCTAATGAAACAGGTGGCATTGTTTCGAGTTCTGATGTTGAAGGTACTGAAGCAAAAGTATTTGGTAAAATCGATAATCAAATTCAAAGCAAAGCTTTCGCCGGATTAGACGATAAAACAAGGGCAGATCTTGCCGCAAAGGAATACAAAAGAATTTGGGCAACTTATAAAACAACTTGGACTAAGTATACGGCATTAGCAAACGCTGGTAAAGCACCTAAATTATGGTTAAAAGCAGGTGGTACAGGCGTAAATCCGTTTATGAATTGGGTTCGTGAGTGTTTAAATAAGAATTCACCTTCCCATAAGAAAGCCCTTAAAGTATTCCAAGATATTAAACAGTAGGAGTATTCCACAATGGATAACAGTCTAAATAGAATACGTTCGTTCAAAGATCAAAATGGAGATACCCAAGTACTCATTGATAGTGATACTCTCCTTAATAAACGCACAGGCGAACGAACAAGAGTCACAGGATTTGACGGATTAGAAACAGATAAGCTAATTCAGAACAGTGACGGATCATTCGAGTTTAGGCGAGGTGAATTAGGCGGCGACTTAAATACTCAAGTCGTTGCCGATGTCATTGATCAAGGTGGCTTTACAAATATTATTAATACAGGCAAGGAAGATAAATATGATCGAAGCTTAGCTCCTTTAATGAATGATAACGGAGAGATGATTTCAGATGTCTTGTACAAAGAAGGATTGGCTAAGCTAGATCGTTTTTCATCAGAAAAAAATGTAACACTTAAAAGAGAAGGTGAAATGTATCGCGCTCTCTTTGGGGATCGCAATAGTTTATTTGCAAAGCAACGGAAAGAGCTTGATGCTAAACGAGACTCGCAAGGCCTGTTGTTTAAATCATTAGCTCTAGATGAATCAACCTTTGATCCTAACTTTCATTCGGGCGTTCAGTTCCGGGACCATGACCGCACTATTGATAATAAGCCTAAAGGTTTACTATCGGGTGCAGCATATTCTTTTGGTACAGGTTGGGATAGCATTAAAGAAGGTGCTTTTGGTTATCTCGAAGCGATTGGAGAGATGTCTGACGTTGAGATGCTAGAAAATCTCGGCGCACAGGGAGCAATGAGAGCAAGGTCTCAAATAGCAAACACTCCTGAGTTGCTTTTAAATTATGATCAAGTAGAGAATCTATCTACTGGATTCCAGTGGGTTATGAATAATGCAGCAATGTCTGCGCCATACATGATAACTACTTTTGCAGCTTTAGCGGCTGCAATACCCGCTTCAGCGTTAGTGGGTGGTGGTGCAGTCACTACAGGTGCGTTAGCATTGCTTCCAACTTCTGTCGTATATGCAGGTCAAACTTGGAATGAGATGGAAGGGGAGAAAGGTATCTCTCAATTTGTCGCTGCATCAATGTCAGGTGTAGGGCAAGCATCCTTAGAATTACTTGGCTTGAGGGGATTGGTTGTACCAGTACAAGTGTTTAGTGCTGCAGGCAAAAAGAAAATTGTTGAGGCATTGATGGCACGAGGTTTAGACCACGAGCAAGCAACTAGGTTGTTCGCGAGCAAAGTGGGGAAAGCACAACGTGAATTCTTTACAGGACTAGTCAGTCTTAAAGCAGATGACATTGCTGGTTTTTCAAAAAGTTCTTTGGGCAAAGCAACAATGGCAGGCATGGCTAGAGAGTCGTTGACTGAGGTTGGGCAGGAAAGTTTAGCAATGGGAACAGCTGCTGGATTTTCTGATACAACTTACGAGGCCGATGAAGTTAAGCACAGGCTAACAAATGCTGCGCTTGCTGGTGGTGCATTAGGTGGAGGCATCGGAGCTGGTGCTAATACATATATGCAAGGGCGTAATCGACTAGAGAAAGCATCTAGGAACAGAAGGGATTTAGAACGGCTTAGTTTATTTGAGCTATATAAGATAGGCAGAATGCAATCCGGAGAGGGTGTAGCTACTATCCAGCAAAACCTTGATCGAGATAATGCGGCACTAAAAGGGGAAGACCCTACACTACCTGATCTTGATTTATCAGGTGTTACGACTGTAGATGAAGCCATAGCCAGAATTGAAGCGGCTAGAAAATTACAGCTAGAGCGTGATCGCACTGCTACAATGTCAGATAAAGAGCTTACTGAAGCTTTAGAAGGGAAGCCAGTTTCATCTAAGAAAGATCCAAATAGAACAATACAGACACCATTAGAATCAGCTGAACAAACTTTAGAAATACTTGAAGACACAGCTCCAAATAATAAAAATGATCCAGAGTATATTAAAGCAATAAATTCGGCTAAAGCAGATGTTGAACGTGCAAGAAATTTTGAAGCTAGAGTAAGACAAGAGATTGAAGGTCGTAGAAACGGAACCCGAAGACAGTTATCTTTTGAAGAGGCAGATGCAGCAGTAGATGCTGGCGCTAATAGCCAAACAGAGCTATCTAGACTACAACAGTTAAAAGCAGATGGAATCGTATCATATACTCCAGCCGCTGAGTTTAATAAGACAGGCTCACTGGCTAATGAGTATATATCTAAACGTAAAGGCATGCGAAATGTAATTAGAAACATTGAAAATGTTAGCGACTTGGTTGATGCATTAGCGGTTGGCACAGGGCGTTTAGTCAGAGGCGCAGAACGATCAGCAATTAAAGCGGCTAGAGCAATTGCGAACCCCATTATACTGGATATCCTTTCAAGAATTGGAGGAACGCTAGGAGATGTAGTTCACTCAGGACAGAATGCAAAAGAATTTCAGCAAGAGATTATTACTAAAGCAAAAATATTACTTGATGAATTAACAATTGCAAAGGCATTTGGAAGAACTGCAATGAGATGGAAGGATGCTTTAAACATCTCGCGAACTTTAATAGAGTTTGGGCGTTCAGGAGGCTACTGGGCTTATAATGTTTATCAGTTGCAATCAAAACAGCCAAACTTAAATAAGGTAATTCAAGAAGCTATTGATTTAAGGAATCAAATACTTTCAAATACATTAACGGAAGCTGACCGAGCCGATACTCAGATAGCGTATGATTTAATTGTCGAGCGATTAACGCTTATAGGTTTTTCAAAAGATCCAATTATCTTTTCGAGAGAGTTAGCAGCTTATCAAAAAGCAGTTGCTGAGTATGCGGATGCAGATAGCTTAATTAAGCTTGAAACATTAGCTCAATTTTTAGAGGGTGATATTAAACCTGAAGAAATGAGTCAGGCTATGCTTGCAGAGCTAGAACGTAATTTCCTATCAGCAGAAAGGATTAAACGTTCTTATGATTATGTATTCTCTCGTGCAAATGAAGAATATAAAAAAGAAAATAAAGAAGAAGAATTATCTTACGACATTGATATGTGGTGGTTGTTCCAAGGATTTAATTGGAAAGCAGCAAGAAAGAATCCTGTTGGATTTAAAAAAATGTTGGTAGAAAAACTAGACTATTCCGCAACAGATGCACAACGTATATATGAAAGCATCTCTAGGCGTGGAGAACAAACAATTAATCCTGCCGAGGTAGGAGTGGGTTCTAATACGAGAGTAGAATATTCTTTAGTAGATCCCAATACTACAGGCGTACCCTTTGCTTTTTCAAAAGATGCTAGAAAGTTAATGGACGTAGTTAGGGAGGTTCTTCCAGCTAGCAAATGGATTTATCCTTATGAGCTTAAAATTGATCCTAAGACTAACGAGCCAAATCTGGAGGGTAAAGGTAAACGAAAAGAAGGTGTAACTAGAAAACAAGCAAAAGCAGATTTATCTAAAGAAGAAAAAAGTTTCTTTAGCATGAATATATTTGCTACATTAAATAAAGTTCAATTAGATGCGGCTAGGTATACTGCAAATGCAAAATACTTTGGGCAAGGCGGTTGGAAGTTACATCGTTTGTTTAGGCGTTTAGAGCGTGAAGGAGATCTTACTCGGGATGAGCTAATTCAATTTGCTTTTTATATTCGATCGATGATCAATGCAATGAATGGCAATTACAATCGAATTGAGAATCCAAAGGCAGCAGCCTTAAATTCCTTTGCTACAAGTTGGTCAGTGTTAGCAGGATTACCTCTATCAATGCCAGCTTCATTGCCTGAATTTGGAATGGTTTACTTTGATATTAAAGATGATCAAATGTTTAAGCAAGCAACTGATCAAATGGTTAGACAAGTAACTACTAGCTTTTCTAAAGCATTAGACTCAGAAGCTAATCGTGGACGAAAGTTAGCGGATAGTGTAGGGTTAGACAGCAGTATTAATAACATTGCAGATCGTTTAGCAACGGGTGAGCGAGATGTAGCCTTTGCAAGAGTACATGAAGTATTCTTTAAGGGTACAGGTATTCAGACTATTACTCAGCTACAAAGACGTATTGTTGCAGTTGTTGCTTTAGACGCGATTAAAACAGCGTTTGCGGTGTTAGAAACTGCGCCGACTAAGCTTTATATTAGAGGCAAGGAGAAGCCTAAGGCAAAGGAAAACGTAGTAATTAATGATGAGCAAGAGATTGCTGCAGAAGAAAGATCAATTTATAATTTTGATTTTGATAAGTTTACTGAAGCAGAAATGGGAGCTTATAATCAGCTTACTTCGTTAGGTATTAACGTAGACCGCATAATGATTCTAATGGAAGACTTAGACTCTATGTCTAGGAATGCGGCGTTGACTATTACTGATGGGGTCAGCTCTCACTTAAGAAAAGAAACTGTTAAGCAAGGAGATGATCAAGAGGTAGAGGTGATTAGACCACCTACACAGCGTGAGGCTGCTATTCGTAAGATAGTAAAAAATAGAGTCAAAAGCCTTATGCAAGAGGGTGAATTTGTTTCTAATGATCAAGCAATGAATGAAGATTATGCAGACGAAATAACAGAAACTGCAGAATATATTACTGATGAGTTGTCTAACGCGATTCAACGTTATGTTCATGAGCGTATTCAAATGCCGGGACATGGTAATCGTCCATTGTTCTTTCAAGATCCTCACTTTCAGCTTATCACACAGTTTAATGGTTTTATAAGTGCTTTTACAGCTAATATAATTCCCAAGCTATATGATCGAGCGTTAAGACGAGGGAACATAAAAGTTAAATATGAAACATTTGCTTTAATTATGATTCTTCTTGTCTTAGGTGCAGCGTCTCAGTATATTAAAGACTTAGCTAAGTTTGGTGCGCCTAGTCCTTATCTAGACACATCAGGTTATATTCAAAGAGCAGTGTATGCTTCAGGCGTTATGGGTCAATTCGAAAGGGTTGCGGATATAGTACATCCACTTTACCCACAAAGAGATGAAGGCGTTGATTGGCTTATGAATGCAGTATTAGGTGAGTCAGGACCGACTGTTAGGAATGTACAGAATGTGGCAGGAGGTGTTGGCGATCTTCTGCAAGGGGAAGGTGAACGCGGAGTTAGAAATATTCTAAAGGCAACACCATTCATAGGACCATTTACACGTCCAAGAAGCCATGCAGCGCAAGCACTTACCGGGACTAACCCTTATAAAGGTATGAGTCCACCCACTGACAATGAAATAAAAGATTTCTTTTTGGGATCTTATTAATTAACTACAGGCGGCACTCTCAAGGTGTCGCCTATCTAGGAGATTTAAAATGGCAAGAGATCTTGGCCCAATTAAAAGTAAAAAACAAAGACAAGCAGAAGCACGACAAAATACAATGGATGCAATAGGGCGACTACAAGCTGGACAAGCGCGTGGCCCAAGGCTTCCAGGAGATTTTTCTGGAGTACCAAAGTTAGAAACGCAAGCAATACCTATGATGCCTCAAATTGAGTCTGACCCTTCAAGACAAATAGATGCTGCGATTGCTGAGACAGGTAGTTTGCAACCCGTAGTAGATAAGCGTATGGGTCCAGTTGTAAAAGCTGGCTCATCAAAAAGATTTAACCCTGCAACGGGAAACATGGATCTTCCGGTTGAAGAGGGAATAGTTGGAGATGAGATCCCCGATACTGAGTTTGAGTTTACAAATGAATTAGATGCCCAAGAAGCAGGTATAGCTGCTGAACTTGAGGCTCAAAAGCAACAGAATATTAGGCTAGAGCCTGAAACGTTAGTTGGGACAGCAGAAGAGGTTATTGCAAAAGAAGAATTAGAACCAATTACTGATTCGGATCAGTATGCACAACGGTTTGATTACAAACCCTCTGAGCTAAACAGAGACAGAGACGCTTTAGACGTTCAGAATGATATTGAAACGTTAGTTAACCGAGGGGATCTGATGAATGATCAGTTGACCCCAATGATGTTAGGCATATTGACAGAGGACACCGAGACAGGAGATAAAGTTAGGCGAGTTCTGTCAGAGACTGCTGCGTATGATCCAGATACAGGAGCGCTGAGCCCTAAGGTAGGGCGTGCAGTTATGTTAGCGCAAGCTTTAATTGGTAATGATTTATTAAATAAAGAAAATGAGCTTAAGGTACAAAGAAAAAAGTTAGGCGGTAACTATGATGCTGCGGAATCTACAGAAGACGTACCCATTGGTGCTGATATAGTTCGTAATCAGTTAGGTATAAAAGTATTAGATATTATTGGTGAGAACGTTAATAGGCTTAGCGATGAAGTGTCCGTTAATTATGGGGGTGCAGGTGCAGCCGCTGATTCAGATGCGGTAGCTGCTTTGTCTGCTATATTTACTCAAGCAATTAATGCGGATGGGCATTATGTAGACGTACCTGTTCAAGAAACGGGAGAGTTAATCCCGGCACTCAGTGATACTGGCGTACTTTGGGCAAGAGGTAATCAGAATTTATTAATTGATATGGGTTTCTTAGGTGAGGTAGATACTTCATCTTCGCCAACAATGGGTGGTTCTTCGTTACCCGGACGAGGAAGAGAAAAAGGCTTTAAAAAAGTAGGTGATAGATCCAGAAAAACTTATATGGATAAAAACACTGCTAAACAAGACCGGGCTAAAAGTTTATTAGGCGCTTTGCCGCATAAAGTAGTACAAGAACGTTTTGTAATGGCAAAAATGATGGTTGATTCGCTTATTTCTTTTGATGGAAGAGCAATAAGGATACTAGGAGCAACAGACACTAGCGCCGATGGAAGAGTACTAGAGTATTCGACTAGGGAGTTTGCAGGCACGTTAGGTTTAGATAAAAAGAAATGGCGCAAAGCGTATGATAATGCAATAAAAACTATGAGTGAATCAGCAGCTGTTGACCAAGCAAATATGGTAATGCGTCAAGAAGCTAGGAAACTGTTAAAGATAACTCAACACGGTATTCAAAAATCAGGTAAAGCTTTTTATAATAAAATATTTGATGCTGATACTGTGGGTCGTTTGTTCTTCAGGAATACTGTATTAAACACACAGGACAGTAAAAGCTTAGCTCGTATGTTTGTAGGCAATGCAGTTGATGTTGTCATTAATCCTAATAGAGATCGTGAGTCTCAGATTTTTAAAAACTTTATATACATAACAGGAAGAAACTTATTAGATCCTGATAGAGATTTAAGGGGAAGAGAAGCAGAAGACATGGGATGGTCAGCTATTATGGAGGCTAGCAGGCAAGCCTTTAATGGTCCACGCTATGATGACTGGGTTAAGAAAGGAAATATGCTTAAGAAAATGTTAGCTGCAATAGCATTAGACCCTCGATCAAATCTAGATGGATTTACTGTTAATGATCCAGAGCTTGCAGAGCTTCTTAGCGAGTTTAAAACGAAAGGCGAATGGGGTTACAAGTATCAATCGTATATTGATGTAGCTAACTATGATATAGCATTAAAAGAAAATAAATCGTTTAAAGCAAAAGCGCAAACACAACATGATGGTAAACAAAACGGTATTGCAATACAAGCAATGCAAATGGGAAACTTAGATATCTTAAATCGAGTAGGTATGATATTTGACAACCCAGAAAATGTATTACCGTGGGGTGATGTCCGTAGTTTGTTTGGTCAAAAGTTAAACGAAGGGATTAAATACGCTGTTAAATCTGGTGGAATGACGGACGACAAGTTAATGTTTTGGAATAGTATTTTTGTTGGATCAGATTCTAAGTTTGCTAATATGAGTCCAGCGCAACAAAGAGAAATACTTAAGTTACTAAGTAAACAACCGCTTATGGAAATCTCATATGGTCGTTATTTTTTATTCAATGAAGAAACTGCAACTGAATTTATAGGTGATACAGAGTTAACAGGAAACTTACTGTCTACTGAAGGTTATCAAGGCAGTAGATACTCTGAAGAGGAGATGATTAAAGATTTAAACTTGATTATTGCAGGAACAGTACAATCAACCTTAAATTTTAAACATCAAGCATTGTTTAAAAAAGCAGGATTACTTTCTGCAATGCTAGGAACTACATTAGGTATCCAAGGACCAGCAGGTAATATGATTTATATGGGTTCTACTGAAATGTATAGAACAGGACAAACATTAGATGTAGATACAGGTGTTGAGGTACTTAGTTTAGATGTGTTTAAACCTAGAGTAACAGGTAGCGCTCCAATGCAAAGCAGAGGTTTGCGTATGAAGGAGGGCAAGTGGGTTATAGAAAAAGCCAGCAGGTTTGGACAAGAAGTAGCTAACCAACTTCCCGTGTTACCAATACAACAGATAGATGCAGCGGTTATGATTGAGTCTATCAATGAAGTAAACAGCGATGTAGGTTATGGCAGCACATCTGGGTATGATATGAAGCCCCCGGCTTTTGTAATACCAATCCATGATGCTATTATTACAGATGCATCTTCAGTAAATAAATACTACGAAGCTATGAATAGGAATTTTACTAAAGTAAATAAACGATATTCCTTAGCTAGCGCTGTTGCTAAAGGTTTAATGGATACTAAAAACTTTGCATTTAAAAGGATTAATGATTCTGAACAATATACAATGGATTATGAATCTGTTTATCGAGCAGTGCATGAAGAGCTAGTTATGCTAGATACAAGAAAAAGAGAAGGCGTAGAGAAAGTAGTAGACATGGACGGAGTAATAGCTGAACGGAAAGCATCTTTGAGTGATATTAATGAAGCAATACTTAAGATAGCAACAACAGGTGCAGGAGGCTATTGGAATGCTGACGGAACTGGTAGTCTTAGTGGCGAAAAAATAAAGCAGCTTATAAATGCTATATTTAAACGAGAACGCATTCAATCAAAACTTATGGAATTATATAAGGATTCAGAAGGCGCTAGACAAAACGCATTTAAAGAGCTAGCTCCTGAACCAGCACAATATGGATAGAGGATAATCATATGGAAAAACAAAACTTTAAAAATCATAATATACTTAGTAGAACAGGCGTAACCGATATTGATATTGTCAATACATTAAGGCTTGATCCAGAGTTAGCTGGAACCCCAAAGATTAATGATGCGGCGTATCAAAGAGCATTTGAAATCAATGTCAAAGGCTTAATGAAACAAGGGATGCCAGAGAATAAAGCAAGAGCAAAGGCTGGTCGAATGAGAAAAGCAGCTAGAGGCTAAATAAAAATACCCCACAGGGAATCCTATATGGAAACCTTGTGGGGTATTTTTTTTAACAGAAGAAATAATCAGACTCCTTTACTTTATCAATATCTAATGCACCAATACTAGGTACATCACCCATATAGCCATAGCCAAATGGTATACCGTTATAAAAGTTTTCTTTGTCGTATATCTCTACAAACTTTTCTCTTGTCGATACCATAAGCTCTTCAACGTCACAAGCGTGGGTGCTGAAGGAGTCATGGACTGCGCCGAAGGCATGATCCCAACTGGCAACTACTAATGCCATATGACTGGCATCCATACTATGCACAAAGTTAGGGCTGATACCGCACATAAAGCCACGCCTGTCAGGGATATCTGTTTTCTCTCTGATAACGTGCTTAAAGCGTATCTCACCTGTGGGTGTGTTAAACCCGTAGCAGTCTACTTTAACGGGGCGTGTACGATAGCACTCGTATATCACAGGGAAGCCTGAAGGGGTTGTCCATTCAATTCCTTTTCCTCTGTCAGTGCCGTAAGTACTCATCCAGTTAGTTATTTCTTGGTCAGCTAGTCGCTGGAGATAACGCATAGTATCTAGTGGACCCGGACAAACCTCTTGAATAGCCCGGATAACTTGATTACTAAGCTCATCGCAATCCCAAGTGCTTATATTGTACTCCTCGGTATAGCCGAACTGATAACAATCACTGTACATAGACTCAGACATTTTCTTTTGTCCACAGCTATAAGCTCGTGTCATAGCTCCACGTTTAGCTATACCTTTACGGATATGCTTCATAGGCATTTGTCTTTCTTCAAACCAGTCAGGCATCCTCTGGCACAGTCTCTTGGCCACCTGTACATAGAAGTCGTTTTGGATAGGGGTGGGTATCAAGCCTACCAGACGGCCTGTCAGCGTGTCCCTAGACATAGCTCCTAGGTGTTGCCAGCCGTTATTAGCCCCATCAATAGGAATAGGTAAGCGAGTATAGAAGTCCCCTTCACACTGAGAATACTTATACCACTCGATACAGCAAGCCAAAAATGAGATAGGCTTCTCTGCTTCGTGCATAAACACTTTACGCCCACCAAACTCTACTATGCTGTCTATGTTTTGCTGTGTCCACATAGCTCTGTCTTCTAGGGTCATTTTGTCTACTGAGATGGTGTCTAGCTCTTCGTCTTCTAAAGCACTACGATAGTCAGTAGTCACCCAGTCAGGTATCTCATCGATACCGTAAGACTGATTATAAGCGCACGCAGTATGCACGCCTAACCAGAAGCTAGCATTGCTGTCAAACAAACGCCCTCTGGCAAACATTAATTGCCCTCTAGCGATATCGGAACCCTGAAAGTTAAAGAAAGGTTCGGAATAGTACAGCCTACCACGGTAATCAGCATCAAGATAGAAGCTAAACTCAGTATGCAGCCACTTAGCTGCGATAGCCATAACCTCTTTAACCTCTCGGTTTTTAGATGCTTGTCGTTGATAAAGCTTTTCATTCTCTTTCTTGTCCTCCCCTGTATACTCATCGTTGTTGATGAAGGAATCCCATTGCTGCAGGATAGCTTCATGCACATCAGGGTTGACCAGCCATCTAGTGGCTTGTAGCTTATCAATTGCCTTAACAAATGGTTGGTTAAGATAATTAGTAAACTTCTTTTCTTTAGACTTGTCCCACGTTTTAATAACGCTTTTATCATTGGCCTGTATTAAAGTAGTGATTGGCCTAATGATATCTGCAGTCATACAAGTAGTTTTGCCAGCAACTGCTTCCATTTCGCCCCATTTATCGGTGGCATGGATAGTTACTGGCTTACGACTTTTCATATGTCCAACAGAAATAGTGAGATAACCGCACATGACTAGCCCCTCAATAACAAGATCGCCAACACGAACATGATCTCTGAAGTTAACGTTATCGCTATCCCAGTTCTCAATGATGTGTTTACCAATCGCCATTGAAGCTTGAGTAATGGCTGTCTCTCCTTCTGTTTTACTACGCTTAAAGCAGCGTTGTATAGTCTTTCTTGCGTATGTGATCATGTCTTCAATTAAGAAGTCAAGCATATCAACACCATCAGTGTCTATCATACGCATTAATTGTAGGTTACGCCTTGGCTTGACACCTAAGTCTTCACCGCGAATCTTTGTTAGGAGATAGTCCTTCACATCTTCCATTTAGTTCTCGCTTCCAAACGTCTACGCCCCAAGTTGGAGCTGGTGGATTGTTTAATGTTTCTACACTGCAAGTACTAGGGTCGTAGTTAGACTTAACACCTACAGTTAATTCATATTCCTCAGTAGGAAACATCTCGCGTACCTCGTCGAGATCTTCCCGATCGCATTGAACCCAAGCTACATAGTTAGGTTCTTCTTCTATTTGTCCGTAATAGATTTGCATTGTCTAATCATACCTTTCTCATTAAGGATCTTAAATGAATCCATATATTTTTCTTCTGCCTTAGCAACCACAACTTCTTTGATGCCAGACTGAAGGATAAGCTTAGTACACTCCATACAAGGCGCGAGCGTAGTGTAGAGGGTGGCATCCAATCCGTTGCCGCCATCACGAGATAACTTGCAGATAGCATTAGCTTCAGCGTGAATAACATAGGGAAGAGTGCTACCGTTACTAGCAGACTTACACTCGTTAGGGAAGCCTGCAGGAGTCCCGTTCCAACCCATTGATATAATGTTACCGTTCTTGACGATAACGGCTCCAACTTGTGTATCGCTGTCGTAAGACATTTCCGACACACGTTTAGCAATGTCCATATATAAGTCATCGTATCTTGCTTCTTTCAGTGTCATTAGGTTTCTCCACAGCGGCAATTGCTTCAACCATAGGTCGTATCTTTCCACCGCCTCTTGAATCTGAATTCTGAATCTTAATTGCTTTTCTTCTTATAGATTTCTTGTAGTTCATCTTGAAGTACCTCAATTTTGTTTGCCCTCATTAGGGCTTGACTCCTGTATTTATTTTTCTCTTTAGTGGTATGCTCTAAGGCTTGCTTACACCAGCTTAACTCTTGTTGCAGCAAACCTATTTGATGATATAAAGCTGTTTCGCTCATGCCACTACCTCAAAGTCTATTTGATCATTGTCATGATAGGTTAATCGAGTTGTATCATGGCTGTATCTAGCTTGCTTAGCTGGCCCTGTCTTACCCGTAAATCGGCTCTTAAGGACCACAAAGTTGATAGTGTTTCGTGTGGCATCATCTTCATTCGCCAAGTCTCTGGCAAATCCAATGATATCGAAAGAGATTTGTTTAATAGATCCTGATCCTTTGATATCATCCATGCTAGGCAGCTTGCCTTGCTCAAAGGTAGTTCCACCGCCCTGAACTTTCCGAAGATGACTAATAACTCCGAGCCAGATGTTATGCTTCTTAGTAAGCTTGAGCAAGTCAGACATAACTTTATCAATGGCTTCGTTACCAGTATACCCTTCAGCACCCTCCGATACGGCAATGGTAATGTGGTCGAGGATAAGATATTTACATCCCATAAGAGCCATATACTCGATCTTATCAATAAGAGATTCATCACCAACAGAACCTTGATGATCAAGTAAAACAAGCTTTTCTGAACCAAACACAGCACGACTAGCCACCTCCTGTTCTTCAAGAGGTACATCATACTCTTGTAGGTTACGTTCGAGTTTCATTTGAATAAACTTCTCAGCAGTATCACCAATACTTTCTTCAAGTGATATCATACCTATTTTATCTTTAGACTTTTCTAATAAGTCTAACACTATTTCTTTAATAACAGTAGATTTACCGCTGCCAGTACCGCTAGTGAATAAAGTTATCTCACCAAAGCGCATACCGTTAGTCTTATCATTGATACCTTCAAGACAAGGTGGGTACAGCACAGACTCTGTTTCTCTACGTGCTAGGTAATGCTCCCATACAGGCTCATGGCCTACTAGTATACCAGCAGGGCTATAAGGTTGTGCATCCCATACAGCACGCATAACACCATCTTTACCTGCAGCTACATATAGTTCGCAAGGATCTTTAGCTATATTACCTAACGAAGCTATTTTTATTTTGTCTATACCGATAATATTAGCAGCTTCTTTAATGGCTTTCTTACCAGCAGTATCATTATCAAAGAATAATACTACTTCTTCAAATGATCTGATCCATGTCCTAGCGTGAAGAAGGCTTTTAAGGTTTGAAGAGCTTGCAACTGATATAACGGGATATATTTTATTATAGTGATCAAGCGATGCTTGCGCGACCGCCATTGCATCGAACTCGCCCTCCGTGATGACAAGTCTCTTTCCTCCTGCATGAAAAGCGTGAACGCCGAAAGGCCAAACATCTTTAAAGTCTCCTACTGTTTTGAATTGTTTAGGTAATGTTCTAATCTTATACGCTATAGGGTGATGTGTATCTGCGTGATAAGGGTAGTTATAAGCGATAATGTTTCTATCGCCATCGTAATTAACACGAACACCGTAATGTTCGGCAATAGTCTTTGTTATCCTACGGTCTTCTACACCTCGGCAGTCGCCAAGATTACTTTCAAATAGCTCAAGGCTAGTATTGTTAGTGTCTAGAGGCATTTCCTCTTCCTTTCCTATTTCTTTTTCATAATGGTTACATACAAAGCAGTAACCGTGTCCATCATCATATAAGGTAAAGCCATCGCTGCTAGGACAAGCAGGACATTTTGTTTTACCTATCTCTTTACTTTCCGTATAGTCGTTCTTCTTTGGCATAACGATTGTTCCTCTTCCGTTGCCTTGTTTTACTTTGTTTAGTTACATTCTTCCTTCTATCCTCTTTATCAACAAGATAATCAACAATGAACTCATCATAGTCAGTGATGTCAGGCTCTGCTTTCTTTCCGTTGATTACCTGTTGTGTTGGAACAGAATTGTAATATGGATTACGCTGTTTCATTGTACTCCTCAATAAATGATTGGGTGAGCATCCATTTCTCACTACCAAGTGTTTTGTTGTAATAAAGCTTTTCACCTTGCTCGTCAACTGATGTCAATGCTTCGAACTTTATTTGGTAATACACTTCCATATAGTTCAAACCAGATTTGTCAGGCGCTTCACAAAGTATTTCGTATTCAAAGGCTTCAGGATTGTCTGAGACTTTCTCAGCAGTATCTACACCTGAAGAGCCGTATATTTTCCAATTAGATTGTCGTACACGTTTACCTTTGCTGTAGTTCCAGTAAGACTTCTTACCGATATACATCTTACCAGTAGAGATTTCAGTGATTCGATAGACGAACCCCTCCTTCTCATAAGGGTGTAGTTCAGTTAGACCAGCAGTCAATTCCCATTGACCATGTGGTTGTGCCATAGCACCCGTATGCTTCCAAGCTTTCTGATCAAAAGCAACACACACAGTGCCACCGTTAGGGTTAACCCATACAGTCAGGTCACCTTCCCATCCTTTCTTTAACTTAAGTTTAGTACGTAAGTTAGACTTACATCTGATTTCACCATGCTCTTCGGTAGTGATACCAACCCAACCACCGTTGTCTGCAGTAGAGACAGCAGTGATTATTACATCTTCATAACGTTGATGGTCTTGCATATTACACCTTAAAGAAGTCGTCAGCACTGCGTAGTATATGAATACCGTTAGCAGTTTCTAATAACTTCTCCTTCCAATTGACTATGCCATATTTAGCTCTATAAGCTGCAATGACTCGGTTCTTTCTACGTTCCATAGGAACACCATTAAGCATTTTCTCTGCCTTCTTGGGGCCAATCTTAGGTAGCCCCGGAAGGTTATCAGTAGGATCACCCTTAAGCATCTGAAGCCAGTACTTAAGGTCAGCAGTGTTTTCATCGATCTCATAGAACTCTGATCTACGAGGGTTATAGTGCTGTCCTACGATACAATCAAGGTCTTTATCTATGTGTACTACGATA